CTCTGGAGTGGACTCGAACGCTCCCTCAAGGCAGCCGCTTCGCCCGCAGTCCAACTCAAACTTGTAAAGCCCCATGTCGTTCTCCCTTTGGTTAAAATTGCTGTAGACCATCGGAGCGTCACTCCGATGCTTTGCCGGCGGGCCACCATAGCCACGACGGCAATGATGTTGACGGGGTCCGTGCCGGTGAAACTTTTCCCGGCCACAGGCTGACGTAGCGGCGAGTGCGAATCATTTCGTCGCCACGATGGTCGGTTGCTCGGAGCGTGAACGTCGGCCAGTCGATGGCGATGATCTCGGCCTTCTTGGCATAGCAACCGAATGATGCCATCACCCAGTCGCCGACTTTCAACTCGCGAGCGTCTGCCGCCTTCATGGCCTCATTGCTCCATTTGTTCGGGATCGGCGGCCAGCCACCTTTCAAACAGTCGCCGATCGCCAGGGTGTTGCGAGTGTTCCAAGAGATACCCAGGTGCGCCGTGTCGGGGCCAGCCTTGCTTGGCGACGTGCATCGAAGTTCGGCACCGCCAGCACAGCATCAGCCACGCTACGAAAGGCCAGCCAGGCAGCCAAGCTACAGGCATCAGAAGTGGACGCACCTTCAGGCACTCTTGGCACTCGGCGTGGAATTGGGGCATTGGCTTCAGCATGGTTTCATTGCTCCCCTGGCCCAGTGAGCAACAGCCTTTGCTGGTGATGCTCGATGCGTGGCTGCGACTCCTGCGCGACACGTCGCTGGGTCACATGGCCTAGCAGGGCATCCATTTCGGGCGTGTCGGGCTGGAACATACAAGAGAACGTCGTGTTGCGAGCAAAGAACCGAGCATGCACCCGGCCCTCGGTGCCGGCGTGGATCTCCCTTTTGTCTTGCCGGACTCTCATCAGCGAAAACAGGCGGACGAATTCGGCCGGCTCCACGAAAATACTCACGCCGCCCCACTTGTCGATCGAGATGTTGATCAGCTTCCGCTTACTAACGCTCAATTTGGACACCAGCAGGTGAGTGTCTGACAAGGCTTTCGTGACGCTTCGATCTGCCATCGTTTCCCTTTCGTGGTTGAGACCTTCGGATGGTTGGTCCGATGCTTTAGTCGATAATCTCATCGTTCTCGATTCGGTCGATAATCTCTTCGACCAAGTGATCAGCTTTGCGTGCCGATGCGTCGCAATCGTCGGCCGTCAGCATTGCCGCAATTCTGATGTTCTTCATGCGTACGGCGGCAACTTCCTCGGAAAATCGATCCGAACGCTCGCGGTAGTACTCAATCCGCTTTCGGAGGTAGGCCGCTTCGCTTCGGCCAACCATCACGTTGGCGATCAGCACGATCGTGGCCGTGATCCACATTGCGAAAATGAACCCCATTTTGCTCTCCGGTTGGTTGACCTTCGGATCAGTGCTCCGATGCGCTGGGGCATAAGAGTTGTAATAGAATCGGATGCTGCCCCCACTGGATCAGCTCGCCGCTGAAAGGGAGGCTGCGGAAGTCGTGATAGGACCGCATTTGTTCCCAGTCGGCGAATCCATCGCTTACCGCAAATGCATCAAGCTCCACCTGCTCGCTCAAGCGATGCTCGGCGATCACAATTCCCTGGGAGTCGATCCAGCAGTCGAGCACGGCCAGGCACGTTTCGTCGGACAGCACTCGTTGGCGTGAGCGATACGCCTTTTCTTCCCAGCCGCGCAGGCTGATCTGATCGCCCGGACAAATCGGGCGCTTGCGAGGCTGGCGAATCGTGTGAACTTTGTCACCCGTCACTATGGCCGGCCAGAAGCGACGCTCGAAGAGTAAGACTTTCATGGCCTATGGCTCCCAATGATCGACTTCCTGCCAAACGGCATCTTGTGGCGACAGCCCCTGCCAATACGGATCAATCCAGCAGTCGCGGCCGGTGTCCGCCGTCATGTCGCTGGGCCAGTCGTATTGCACACGGAACAGGTGATTCACCTGTCGGCACCACTTGCGAAACCTGGGCGAGCAAAGCGTCCACGAACGCGCGACGCCGAACAGCAGCGCATCGAGCCAGAGGCACTTCACCCACGGCCGCCCCCAGCCTTGCCGTTTTTCAAAGTATCGCTGCCTCGCATATCGAATGGCGGTCAACATGGTTCACTTACCTTTCTGGTTTGAAACAGCATCGGATGGTGAATGCTTAACGCGCTCGATCTCGTCGAGCGCAACGCAATACTTGTTGCCGTTGTCCCAATGCACGAACACCATGTGGGCAGCTGTCGCCCGACGTTCATGGCCTTCTAGGTGTTGAACGGTGCCTCCCCAATTCCCAGTCGTCACGCCGATTGGCCACACCCTCGCTCCATTGGGAAAGGCCTCTTCGACTGCCTCGCGAACACGCACCTGCATGTCCCGAAACTCTTGAATCATGCGAACGTCGTACATGGTTTCCCTTTCGTTGGTTGGAGCATCGGATCGGTAATCCGATGCGGTTGGTCTATCTGGTACGTGCTTCCGATTGCCACGGCGTGGGTCCGCTGTAGGGACCGTCGATCACGTCGCATGCCTGATCCCAATTCAGGCCCCGGGCCAACAAGGCCCGAAACTTGCCGATCCGCTCCAAGCTGGCCGCTAACACTTCATCGCGGTACGGCCGATCAACCGCTTCGCCATCCCCGCCGGCCGTGATCCGCTGGGCGTGCGTCACGATACAACGCGGAATGTCACTCACCTGGTACGCTTGCGGCTTGCCGCCGGCCAGCAGTTCGACGCTGGCCTGCTGGGCCGCTTCCAAGTCGATCGCCGCCAACGCCACACACCAGGCCTGGCACCGCTCGCGGCCGTGCTCGGCGTCGTACAGGTACGCTTTGGCCTCGGGGAACAAGGCGGCGTGCCGCCTGGCCCAAGTGCGAAACTCGTCTTCGTTCATGGTCGCTCAGCCTTTCAAAAGGGCAGCTCCTGTCTGGAGCGGGGTGGCCAGAACCGGGCATCCTCCGGCGAATGTCCCGGCCGGTAGTGCGTCACCGCGAAGTGCAAGGCTCCGGCACCTTGATACGCCTCGCGGTCACGTTCGAACACGGCAGCCAGGGCCAGTGCATCCGCCGGCGACAGCCCGGCCTGTTTCGCACAGCGGATCGTGATGGCAGCCCTCGCTAAGCCGCAAGAAAACAAACGTTCCTCCGCCGCCTCCCAAGCGTCACGCTCCGGCACGCTTTCGCTTGAGGGGGGAGGGGGTGGCGCTTCCTGGTCGTTTCCTATGCGCTTCCTAGATATAGAGCGGCGCGCATCAGTTGCCGTTTGGTCTGCATCAGTTGCCGTTTGGTCTGCATCAGTTGCCGTTTGGTAACCGGCAACTGATGCCGGTTGCTCTGCCCGGCGAGCCCAGCAGAATTCCACCTGATCCCAGAAGATCACGAAGTGCAGCCGTGTCTTCCCATCAGGGCATAGCTTGCGCTGGCGATGAATCAGTCCCAGCAGCTCCAGCGCTGCGCAGGCCATCCGCACGGTTCGTTCGCCGCGGCCCAGATCACGCGCTACGGTGTCGAGGCCCGGCCAGCAGCTCCGCCCGCCGCCATAATCGTCGAGCTGCCGGAGCACGCTCTTGATCAGGGCTCCACTGCTGCTGGTGCGCTCGCTCCAGCGCACGGTCGGGATCTCGATCTCGCGTAACATGCGGAGCTGCTTCCCTCGGTTCCAGTTGATCTCTTGCTGTTGGGCTGCCATGCCGTGAGCAACTTTCTTGTGATTGGTTACGGTTGGGGAGGCAACTGCTCGGACAGTGCCCAGGCTTGCCACGCTTCGGTATCGCGGGCGATCGCATCGTCTGGCTGCCGGTCGTGCAGCACATACTCGGCCTGGCTATACCAGCCGGACCGGTGCCGTTCCTTGCCGCGGGCACACAGGTGATAAGTCGTCGCCAGGCCCAGCCGGCGATAGACCACGATCTGCTCCTCGGCCCGCGGCACGTCCTTGGGTTGATCGAGGGCATCGAACTCGACGCCGTGGATTACTACACGGAGCAGGTCCGGAGCGCTTCGCAGTTGCAGCGTGATGCCGGCGGCTGGTCCGTCGAGGAAGCTGATCATCGGGGCTTGCTCCCGCGGGCCGCTCGGCCGGCGATCCGCAACGCCTGGTAGCAGGCCGATCGCTGCTCCTTGGTTCCCTTGGCCAGCAGGTTCAGCCGCACGACTTTGGTGCGCAGTTCGATCGGCACTTCGAACCAATGCTGCCGGCACATCAACTGATCTGGGTAGCGATTGCCTTGGCAGCCGCGGACCGGACAGGTCAGCTTGCGGCGCGTCGATCGCTTCTTCTTGACAGTCATCGTGGGTCGATCTCCTATTGTTAATGAAGTGTCACGGATGAAACCAACGAGCCGGACGGTCCGGTCGAGCAGCGATCTTAGCGGCGGGCACCCGGCCCCTATTGCTCGCTCAAGAAACATGCTTCTCGGCAGTGGTCCAGATCCGGCGCATCAGGCGGCCTCCGCATCACGTGACTGCTTGTCGTCTGAGTCGCTCGCCTGCTGGGCCTGGATCTTGAGCCAGATTTCCTTGCGGTGGATGGCGACATCCTTCGGGGCGTCGATCCCCAGGCGGACCTTGTCGCCTCGAATGGCGACGACTGTGATGGTCACATCGTCGCCGATCATGATTTGCTGATCCTTGTGTCGTGATAGAACGAGCATCCTGAGTTCTTCCTTTGCTTGCGTGGTCAATCCGTTGGTAAGGCCGCGGCGGCGATCCCTGCCGCCGCGACCGACAACTCCCTTCCCTCGGCCGGCCTCCAGCCAGCCTTTCACCAGGCGTCCGTCGCCCGGTGTTAGTCGCTTATGTGCCCGGCAGCGGTCACATGCTGCCTCACACAGTCTTGGATCTCATGGAACAATGCGCGAAAGCTTTCGGGTGATTGCGAACGATCCAGCAGCCGAGGCCCCCACACTTCGCCACCGAATTCGTGAAGCACTTCCTGCCAATACTGCACGACAGTGGCTGCCTGCTCCTCGGTGGGAGGCCCGAACTCCATCTTCAGATCGATCCGCGAAAGAAGTGCAGAGTCGAGTCGGTCAGGCAGGTTGGTTGCCAAGATGAAGAGCGTGGGAGATTGCCAACGATCGAGATACTGCCAGAACACGCCCATTGCCGAACTGAGTTCTCGGCCCACCGTGCTAGATCCGGCATCCGTTCGTGAGATCAGCATCTGCTCGACTTCATCGAGCAGCACTACACAAGCCGGCCTCGTTTCGAGCCACTGCATCACGGCGGAGACATTGGAGGCAGACTGCCCTACATATTTGGCGATCAGGTTTTCGCAACGAACGCGGTACAGAGGCACGTTCAGCTTGGCGGCAATCCACTGTGAAGCCATCGTTTTGCCGTTTCCTGGCGGTCCGTAGAACAGCATTCGATCGATCGGTCGAATGCCATGCTTCGCCAAGCGGGCGAATTGTTCCTGATGCTGCCACTGCGAGAGTACCGTCTCACGCAGAGCATCGAGTGACTGCGTGGTCACCAGCGATGCCAGGTTCGTGGCCGGCCGTTCCAGCGATAGGCCAGCAGGCATTTCTTTCGTGTCGCGGGGCAATTCGTCCACTACTTGGTGGTCCTTTCATTCACGAAATCATTGAGCCGATCGGCAACAGCCATTGCCACCGGGTAGGTGAGTCCGTCGATCTTGAGATACCACTCATCCGAACTTGCCAAGATACGATCCTGCAACTGACCAACGAACATTACATCCGCCGCAGTCAGCAGGTTCGTGGCGAGCAGTGAGAGACGCAAAGCACTAATCGGCTCCTTGCGCCATTCGTCGGAATGAACGCCGTGCTTGTCTTCGTCCGCTGGTTCCATTCGATCAAACAACGGCAGGATCTCCGAAGGGCCTGGACGGAGGAACATGAACAGGGCGTGCTTTGTTCCGTCGCGCGACTCCCGTGCAGCTTGCAGTTCGTCTTTGGCCTCTTCGTACTTGGCCTTGGCCTCATTCGCCGCCAGCGAAGCGGCGAGAATATCAGTCTCTTGGCTTTTGATCAGCTCGATGAAATGACCGACTTCACCGAACACTTCTTCGTATTGGGCCAGCAGCTTCTGGAGCGTGGCAACATCGGTCGTCTTCGTCTTCGTCTTTCGTTTGGCCATATTACCTCCGTGTCGTGATTGAAAATGTGTCGCGACTCTTGCGCCGCATGGCCCGCCGCAGACATCAGTCAGGCGGGCCATGCGTTCCTGCAACCTCCTCGATTCCGCGTCACTTCCCCGCCGGCGGGTAGTGCCGGCGGCCATCCTGATCGGCCAGCCCGTAGCCGACGTACACCCCGTGCAACCAGACCCCCGACATGATCAACAGCAGCAGCACGATCAAGGCGATCTCTTTGGCTCCTCTCATGGCTGGTGATTCTCCACGGCGGCGGTCGGCTGGTAGCCCACCTCGATCCCCAGTTCCCGGCAGAGCCGATCCCGCTGGGCACAGACCGCCGCGATCTGGTCTCCCAGCCCGGGGAGCCCCCGTTGCCAGGCGATCATCAGGTGATCGATCGAGCGAATCAGCTCGGCTTGCGGCGGGCTCACCACCACCGGCGGCGGCTCCGGCTCGCAGCGCAGCGGTGAGGGGATCGCTGCCACCTGCTGGCCCAGACAGGGGCGATAGCCGGGGAGACTTTCCCCCGGCCCCACTTCGGCCAGCTTGTCATGGGTGGCGAACAGCAGCGAGCCGAGCCAGTAGCGCCCCGCCTCGCTGGCGAGCAACTGCTCCAGCGAGGCGCAAGTGCTGCACAGATTCTCCTCGATCCAGGTGCAGGGGACGCCGTTGATCCCGCACGCATCGTGATCGCTGCAGCCGCAAGTGTCACAGCGTGGTTGATTGGTTGGCATGGCATGACTCCCTTCGTGGTTGAACTTCGAGGTTCGTGTCAAATGGACGTTTTCTGCCGCAGCTCCCCCGTGGAAGTGAAGCAGGGAATCGTGACCGCCGCGGAAGTGAATGGCCGCTCGGCTTGCCGCCGGCGGGTGCCGCTCCAGCCGTTGCGGATCTGCTGGCAGGCGATCTCGATTTCATCCGGTGTGGGAAGGTGGGCGTTGTCATCGGTCTGGTGCTCGCTGCCAAAGCCTGGGGCGTTGGACGTGGTCATGGGTTGGACTCCGTGGCTTGAAACAAGAGGGGACGAAGGAAACGAAGTACCGTTTAGCTCTCTGCCTCATGGCATCGAGGGCAGCGAATGTCGATGTTCTCCGGCAGCACACAGCAGCCGCACTTGTTGCAGGAGGCACCTTCGACGTGCAGTAACCCGGCCAGCAGGGCCGACGCCGTGCAGCCGAATCCCAGGTCGGAGTGCTCCCACACTTCATCCGCCTCGGCTCGCGGCACATAGCCCCGAGGTCCGACGTAGTGGGTGCCATCACACTGGACATAAACCCACTCGTAGGCGGCGTTGTCGGGATCTCCGATCACCAGCGTCCAACCTCCCGAACACTCGATCGCGTGGAGGACGTCGGCGGCTTGCAGGTCGAGGCATTGGAACTCTCGGCTGCGAGCACGAAAGCCGCGGCGGACATCGTCCATTGTGGGCTTGCGCCCGGTTAACTCGGTGAGCTGCTGATCGCAGGCTTGGAGCTGCGTGGTCATGGCTTGGTTTCCTTCGTTCTGTTTGGTGGAAATGGAGCTAGTGAAAAAGGCAGACGGCGGCGCGTTGGCACACGCCAACGGACCCGATTCGCCAGAAGCGGTCCCGAGAGGCAACCGCCGACTGCCGGGAACAGCAGGGGAAAGGGCGGAAGTCGGAGAGGGGAAGTCGGCCAGCCGATCACAAGCGGACGGCCTTGAGTCGTGCGGCCTGGTCCCCCCACGGAACCTTGTAGATGGCACGACGCGCGTCCCGGCTAAACCACCGACTTCCCCGTTCCGACTTCCGACCTGGTGAAAAAGGAGCGGCCGGGTTGGTGTGCCTGCCCATGACACAACGCAATCATGGACATGCCCCGGCCGCATGGGGATTCGATCTAGAACAGTTTGCGTTGCCGCGCATCGTCGCCGGCAGCCGGCAAGATCGAGGGCAACTGGCGAATGAACTTGGCCTCGACGTTCACATACGACCGCCGAGTGGTCTTTACATTGGCATGGTTCAGCGAAGAGCGGGCCAGTTCCTCGGCCTTCTTGAGTCCCAGCTCCGCCAGCTCGCAGCCATGCGTCCGCCGCCAGGCCTGCACCGACATCTGCTCCGCGGCGGGAATCCCGGCCAGCTCCTGCAGCTCGGTGTGCCAATCGTCGAAGGCCGTCTTGCAATGCGGGAACGGAATGATCCGCTTGCGTTGGCTCTGGATGCGTGAAATGGCTGTAACCGCGTCGTGATGCAAGGCGATGTTCTGGGCCTTGCTCGTCTTGGGGACGTCGTCTCGGTCGAGCTTGAGCCACCAGCCATCGGCCCGCTGTTCGATCTTGTCCCACACCAGCCGCGGGTTGATGATGGTGGCGTAGCGCTGGCCCGTGTAGAACAGCAGGCAGAGCGTCGCCTGCCACCAGGCCCCCGGCGTGATCCCGGCAATGTCCGGGCGTTCCATCTGGGCCGTCGCGGCCATCATCCGCCTTACCTGGTCGAGCGAGTAGGGAGGCTTGGGCTCGCCATCGACGGGCGGGACGTACACATACGGAGCAGCGGCGATCAGCCCCTTGCCAGGTCGCTTGGGATTTATCGACGGGCCGGTGCGATACAGGATCGCTCGGATGTAACGCAGGTGTTTGGCTTGCGTCGCTTCGCTGAGGAGTCGATCGGAGCCCCGCAGCTTGGACCGCGACCAGGTCGCCGAGCGGAGCCCATCGAGGAACATGGCCACCACGTATTCGTCGATCAGCCTCAGCGGCGGATCGTGGGTGATCAGCTTCCAATACCGGAGGGCGTCCCGGTAGGGCTTGATCGATTGCGGTTTGGTGGCATGCTGCACCAGCACCACGGGCAAGAACCAACACTCGAAGAACTGCGACAATGTCATCCGATCGGAGAGTCGAGGTCCGTCGGATTCGACCTGGGAGGGATGGTCGGGAGTGAACAGCCGCAGATGAACCGGGGGGATTGAATCGCGAAGTTCGGACATGGCTCAAGGTTCCACACGGCGATCGAGGTTCCCGCGCATCCGTTCGGCGATCGCGCGACTTGGCATCCGCGGAGCTGGCCGGCATCCTTTCCACGTCATGGTGCAGGTGGCTCAAATCTAGGAGAGCAGACCTGCCATGGGAAGAAACACTAACCTGCAAACGAGAGATTGGCGAACAGTCGCCGTCACCAAATTGGGTGATGTCGGCGGTGTTGATCAGGTAGAACATGCGGCCCTCGGTGAACTGCGCAGCGCGCAGCCCGAGACGGTTTTACAGGCGGGCCTGCAAAGCGATCGGGTCTGCGAGCAGCGCAGAAAAAACTGGACGAAGCGAACCCGGCCAAACGTCCACGTGCGGAAACGTCCGACCGATTGTGCATCCGACGCACTCGGCCGCGGCTTCGAATCGACCAGGAAGGGCCGGTGGGAAGTCGCTCAGAAGAGCGAGGCATACACATGATGTTTTTGGCGAGGTTGATTGTGCGCGCCGCCGCATCCCTGTCAAGCATCACGTGACGGCGGGGAGTGTCCACCAAAGGAACAGGCTATCGGTCGATCAAAAACGAATAGTCATCGCCTATGATCCACACAACGGGGAGGACGTTGCCTGACAGTCACATCGGTCCACGATCGGACTGTCGATCCGAAGGTTGCGGGTTCGAGCCCCGTCACCCTCGCTTGAGTGATCCTGACCGGGATCAAGGAGTAGTGAGCCGCGATGGCGTCGCGGTAACTTCTTTACACACATGATGTTCAGTTTTTGGCAGCTCTGCTGTTTGTCCCGGTCGGATCACTCGCCTCCCATTTTGTCCGCTTCGGACTAATCGTCCGAAGCTGCTCAGGTAGGCGGGATGGGGCATGAGGCCCGACGCCGCAATGCGGTGAAACTGTATGCGATGCGGCAGATCATCGCCGGCAGTGTCCGGAGCGCGAAAAGAATTTCCAAATTTTTTTCGGAGTACACCATGCGACCGCAGTTCTTCGCCGTCTGGCGCGCCCAGCCGATCGGCCAACAGATCTACTTCGCCACCCTGGCCATGTGTGCCGGGATCTTCATTGCCTGCGGATCGGGGGCCACGACGACCTACGTCGATAGCAAAGGGAATCCACTTTCCGAGGAGCAGGTCGCCGCCAAGAAGGCCGAAGACCGCCGGCAGATCGATCTGGAAATTTCAGCCAAGAGCAGCGGCGAGAAGTACTGCAAGAAGTTCCTCAAGTATCCGCTCGATTCGAGCTTCAACTGGGACACGGCCGTCAGTCACAATAGTGACTGGAGTTTGACCAGCGTCACCGGTACGGTGCAGGCCCCCAATTCCTTCGGCGCCAAGCTGACTCACGAGTGGGGCGTGATCATGCAGCGGGAAGGTGATTCCTGGAAATTGCTCATGTGCTCGATCGGGAATGACACCGTCTACCAAGACGCCGACGCTATGGCCGCCGCCAAGGGCGATCGCCCAACTCCCTCCCCACCTGCAGTGACGCCGGCAGCGACGCCTGATCTGGCGTCGAGCTCCGGCAGCTCGGCCCCCGGCCAGGCCGAGGCGGATGCCGCCGCAGCCCGGGCGGCCGAGATCGATCGCCAGCGTGAATTGGCGGAGGAAGCCGAGCGGCAAGAAGCACAGCGGGTCGCCGAGGCCCGGCGAAAGGAAGCGGCCAAGGCCGCGGCGATCGAAGCCGCCAAGACACGGATCTGGAAAACGGCCGACGGCCAATACGAGATCGAGGCAACCTTCGTCACGGCGATCGGCAACATCGTCAAGCTGCAGCACACCGATACACAAGACGTGATCGAGGTGCCCATGGAAAAGCTCTCACTGGCCGATCAGGACTTCATCAAGCATCGCCGCTGGAATGAGGCGGAGTGATGGGGATCTATTGGGGAACGGTCCCCTCGCGAAAGACCACGATCTCCGGCTCGACCGGCCTGGCTGGGACGTGATGAAAGCCGATCGGCGGCTTGGGCTCTTGCTCCTCGGTCGCATCTTCGCCGGCCAGCCGGGCCAGGCAGAGCTTGTTCAGCGACGTCTGCTCGGCGTGGGCATCTTCCTTCAGCCGGGTGTGCAGGCTCTTGGGCATCCGCACGGTCACCACCCGGGTCGGCTCATCGTCGAGCGAGGCCTGGCAGTTGGTGCAGATCCGGTCTCGGTTGACGCTGTAATTCTGCGACGGGTCCATGACGATCATCCTTGAGTCAGGGGCGGCGGCTGTCTGCTATCACGATGCCACGCCGGACGGCGGCAGGTCAAGCGGAAATGCTTACAATCGGCAGGCAATCCTTACAATTTCCTCGAGCCAGAATCCGGTTTCGAGCTTGCCTAGATTCCCCAGTCGTGGGATATTCTATGAGTCGTGATGGCGAGTCTGGACTCATGTGGCCCCGTCGGTGAAGGATCACCAGCGGGGCCACGCTTTTTGGCTGCTCTCCTGCAGGGCCGCTCGATCTGGCGTCAGGATCCTATCGGCCGCTCACCGCATCAGTTCGTTGATGATCCAGCCGGCGGCCACGCCGAGCACGCCGAACAGCCACAGATAGCTCCGCCAGACGATCTCCAGCCGGGCCGCGATCCCCAGGTTGCTGCTCCCATCGCCGGTGATCAGCCGGCTGAGTTGTTCGATTTGTTGTTCGGCGCGTTGCATGCGTTGCTCCAAGTCCATTGCAGATGGTTCCAAGTTGTTCATCGGATCGGGTTATTCTAAGCCTTCAGGACGCGCCGCATTTTCAGGCGGCCAAAGCTGGTCGTGATCGCGTTGCCGCCGCCGCTGGCCAGGGTGCTGAAGCGGATGCGCTCCCCCTCGGCCAGGTCGATGTGAGTCAGCAGCGGAAAGGCGTGCCGAATGCCGGCGGCCACGATCGGATTGAAAGCCCAGTCATAATCCGAGAATGACCCGCCGCCGCTGCCACCCTTCTCGATATAGAAGCTGGCCTCAAAGGGAGCCGTGCCGCTGGAATAGAGCAGGTGATCGACCGCGTCCACGCTCAGCCGCATCGCCTTGTTGGCAGTGAAGATCCCCGCGCTGTAGGTCATGTCCAGCGGACCGACCGAACTGGTCGCTGCCCAATTGGTGATCGCCCCGGCGCTGGCCGAGCTGTGAGAGTAGAACGCTTCGTAGTCCTGCCCCGGCGGACGAATCACGAAGACCCGGCTGTTGGCGTCCCAGTCCATCACGGTGTAGACGCCGGCTGCGATCGGGATCTGATGCGGGTTGATCACCCGCACATCATCGTAGTTGATGAAGGACGTGGTGCCGTTCCAGTTGTAGGCGTAGGCGTGCAGCTTGAGATCGCCGCGGCGGCGGGGGCTGGACAGCGGGAAGCCGAACCGGATCGGCGTGACTCGGCCGATCCCCGGCGTGGGATTGACCGCGTCGGTATAGTCGCAGGCCGGAATCTGTTCGCTGGTGAAACAGATGATGTTGGAGCAGCTCGCCGAGCCCAGCCTCACGATCGCCATTCGATCCTGGTAAATCTGTGAGGGGGAGAAGTTCGTGGGGAAGCGGGCGTTGTCTTCGCTCTCCCAGAGAATCTCACCGGTGGCCGGCCCGTGCCAGCTCGTCATGGCCCAATGTGGAATCGCTCCGTAGCTGTGACAGAAGTGCATCGCCGGATGCCGCACTCGCAGCGGCACGTAGAACAGCCCCTGCACCGCGACCCGACCCACCTTCCCCACGGGAATGTTTTCCACCGCGAAGCCCCAGGCGGGCCAGTTGTGGTTGCTGAGGATCGACGTTTCGCTGCTGGAGTTGTCGGAGACTTCGCCCGGGTGGTAGTCCTGCGAACTGAACACGCCACTGTCGGCGTTGGCATGCTCCGGATAGTCAAAGGCGATCTGCTTGGTCTGGCGGGCGTAGTTCTTTTTCTGGGTGGCGTTGTCGCTGCCGTCTACGTCGAAGAACGAATTGCCCAACCGGGTCGCCATGCCCTTGAGGGCCGGGCTGCCCGTGGTGTTTTTCCAGCGCACCCAGAAGAACGGCTCGTACTGTCCGGTCGGCACCTCCCCCGCCGGCACATGTCCCGGCGACGCCAGGTCTACGACGGCGTTATAGAAGCCCGCGGGAATTCCCTTGAGCTTGTCGCCGGGTCGGATTTTCTTTTGCCATTCGCTCATCAGGTGATCGCCGGCCAGAATGCGTTGAAGTCGGTTTCGTCGGCGATCTGCGACACGTACACCCGCGACGGCACCGGGGCCGAAGTGTTCGTGTCAAGCTCGACCGTATCCTCGATCCACAGATGTTCCTGACCGTACTTGACGCCAACCTTGATGTCCCCCTTCATCATTCCCGTGACGGTCTCGGAGCCGGAACCGTAGAACGTGACCGGCCAATCGCCGCGGCCCCGCTGGCTGCCGCTGGCTCCGAGGAACAGGATCTCGCGAGGGTTGAATCCGCGGAACGCCATCGAGTTGGTTTTGCCGGTTGCCCGCGAAAGGTCTTTGATCCAGTTGGGGTTTCGCACGATGTTGTCGGGAATGTAGTGCGTCTCCTGGAATCGCAAGGTGGGAATCACCACCTCGACCCCTTTGGCCTCGGTTCCGTTCCAGCCGATCGCCAGGCTGTTGCTCGGCTTGCTGACGCCGGAGTCGTCGTCGTAGTAACGCTGGCTGATCGCATGGGTACGGGTCGCCGTGCCGCCGGTCGTGTCGAAGCTGACTTCGTAGTCGCCCGTCTCTTTCTCTTCGCGAGCGTCGGGGTGATCGGGGTTGCGGTAGCGGGCCTGCACCGTCCAAAAGCGTTGGGTGTCGCTGCGGTCTTCCTCGCGAGGGCTGACCGAAGTCAGCACCATGTTGGCCTCGGTATCGGGGAGCAACGCACGCACGGCGACTTGGACCGCATTGAACGAATCAGACAGCGAAGCGATCACGCAGAACGTGCGGTCGAAGCTGTTCTTCGCATTGCGGGCGATCTCGCCGGACTGGCTCTTGTTGATCTCGAAGATTTCCACGGCGTTAGATTCTCACGTAGGTTCGCTGATACGGATCGCTCGGCTTGTTGTCGGTCGTGATCGTCACCAGTGAGCCGATCAACTGCACCGCTCCCTGGCCGCTGAAGGGAGTCACATTGAGCGTGCCGATCGTGCCGGCCGTGGTCCGCTTGGTCGCATCGAGCGTGCCGCTGTCGTGATTGAGCGTGGTGATGTTGCCGGCCGTCCAGGTGAGCGTGCCGCTGTCGAGATGGTGCGTCGTGGTGGTGCCGGTCCCCTCGGTGCGGAGATTGGCGGCGGCCTGCGTGATCGTGGTGATGGCACTGGTCCAGGCGAGCACTCCACTGCCGCCGCGCATGTCGAGGGTGGTCAAGCTCAGGCCACTGCCGCTGCGGATCGCTCCGCCGATGTTCCGCCAGGTGGCCACGGTCGCGGTCTCGTTAGCCAGGGCCGCGACTGCGACCGAGGTGCCGGCCTGCGTGGTGAGGGTGGCGATGTTGCTGCCGGTCAGGTTCAGGCCGAACGGACGCGAGCCGCTGCCGCTGCCGGTGCGGGTGATATTGGGGCTGATGTTGGCCGAACCGATGTGGAGATACGCCGCTCCGCTGCCGGCGAAGGTGAGGGAATCGGGATCGATCTTCAGCGGACCGGTGTTGCTGCCGATCAGCCCGTCGTAACCCTCTTCGACCACGAAGGCATTGACTGCCACGCCGCTCTGATCCAGCCCGCTGCTGATCTTCTGGGCTCCGGCCGGAATGGTCACATCGTCGCCGGCCACCGGGATCTGCGTCATCGTGATGTAGCCGTCAGCCTTCGTGTCGGGATCGGTGCCGTCGCTCAAGCGAACATAGACGGTGCTGTACCCCAGCGTGTCGTTGTCGGCGTAGTCCCACTCCCCCGCGGCCAGGCTGCCGGCAGTTCCTTCGGTGGCACTGGCCGAACTGCTATTGATCTGCACCTTGCCCGGAGCACTGATGCCGGGATCGCCGCCGGCTGTCAGTTCCATGTAATACTCACTGGTTCCGCTGCCGGACGCCGTCCACTTGAACGTGCCGGAAAGCACCAGCTTTTGGGGCTGCCAGTTGTTGGCTGCAGAGTAGTCGCCCACCGTGGTCGATTCGCCGCTGATGACGGTCGTGCCGCTGTAGATTTTGTTGAACGCTACCATGATGCTATGTTCCTGCCGTGACCGGGATGCCGCCGCCGCTGCGTTCCATCATCTGGAACAAGGCGGAGTGCTCCCGCAGTGCTTGCGTTTGGGCCTTGAGTTCTGCGAATTGCTTTTCGAGCAGGACCACTTCCTCGCTCTTGCCGCCGCTCACCAGCAGGGCCGCGGCTGCCGTGTTCGTGGCGCCGCGGGTGGCGATCTCGGCCACGGCATCAGCCGCCCCGCCGCCGGGGACGTACACGTCGCCCGCCCCTTCGACTGCCGCCTTGATCGCTTCGGCTGCCTCTTGCTGGGCTTCGGCCGCTTCCTCCTGGATCGCCGCCACTTCCCTGAGCGTGTCCGACAAGCCCCCCTCGGCGTTGCCTGCTGCGACCCTGCCGGCCGGTTCTTCCTCGATCACCGTGTTCGCTCGATCGACTGCGATCCGCAACGCTTTCTCGGCATCGTCGGCCTGCTGCTCAATGACTTTGCGGCTAACCGCCAGCGCCTTGTCCATGGCGGCCGAGTCCACCCCCACCACGTACTGGATTCCCGGAATGGCCATGATCGCTTCGGTAATGCTGGCCATCGCATCGAAGGCGATCAGTTGAATGTTGGTCCAGACGCGAGCCCAAAGAGCCTGGAGTCCCAGGACGGCGATCTCTCCGGCCGCTTCCAGGTCGCCGCTCTGCAGTGCCCCGATGATGCCGCCGAACGTCTCGCCGAAGATCGAGCCCAGGCCGTCGAGGATGCCGCTGGCCTTGACGACCCACACGATCAGGCCGGCGACGGCGACGGTGGCCGCGGTGATCGCTACGACCATCAGGCCGATCGGTGAGGCGATGAAGGCAACCGCAGAGCCCAGGGCCGAGACCGCCACGCCGGCCGCGGCAATGATGCCGCCCAGGGTGGTCAGGGCCACGCCGGCCGCTCCGACGGCTGCGACCACAGCCACGATGCCGACCACGAGCCGCTGGTTGTTCTTGATCCACTCGATCGCCATGCCGATGAACGGCCGCACGGTTTCGACCAGGGCGGTAAATGACGGAATGACCGCGGCAGCAATCTCGCGGCTGAGCCCCAGCACGGACTGCTTTCCGCGGTTCCATGCGTCGGTAAAGTCGGCCGCCGCTTGGGCCGCCTCGGTACTCATTACGATGCCCAGCTCCTCGGCTTCGTCGGTGAGGGCTCGGATGCCCGCGGCCCCGCCATTGATCAGGGGGAGCAGCATCGTGCCGCTGCGTCCGAATAACTGCTGAGCCAATGCCGCTCGGGTCGTGGCGTCTGCGACATTCGACAGCGCATCGGCGATCGCGACAAATTGTTCCTCGGGAGAAAGCCCGATCAGATCGTCGACGCTGAGGCCCACACGGGCCAGGGCGTCGGCGGCCGACTTGCTGCCGTTCTGCGCATCGGCAATGGCCCGCTGCATGCGCTTGATGCCGGTCTCCAGTTCTTCGATGGAACTGCCCGATTGTTCGGCGGCGAACTTCAGCGCCGAGAGTGCTTCGACCGCCACGCCAGTACGGGCCGCCATCTTGTTGAGCTGATCGCCGGCAGCCGCGAACTCGAACACCGCAGCGGTGAGCGGAGCGAGCACCGACGCGGCAGCGGCAGACAGGCCGGCCCCGATGCCGGCGATGCCAGCCCCGAACGATTTGAGCTTCGACCCGGCGGCCTTGAGCCCGGCCTCGAACTGCGGCCCCAGCTTCGTGCCGATCTCGACAAAGGCCCGGCCCATGCGTACTGCGGATGCTGACATGGTCTAGCCTCCTCTCGATTGGAATTGAGACGGGAGGTGTGCCCCTGTCGCTGCGAGGGCCAGGCTCATGGTAGGCCGTGGCTTTATTACGCCCTGGGAGCGACGCTTCTTTCCTTTCCAGCGAGCGAACGCTTTGTCGCTGACGATCCGCCACACGCCAGAATCGAGAACGCGATAGACCCATACAGTGCCGCCGCGCTCCAGTCTCTCTGGCACGTTGTTCGCCTTGGCTCCGTTGACGTGAACCGGCCCGGCAACCAGCGTTCCCATGCGAAACTCGTACGACGCCCTGGTGTCGTAGGCGTATTGGATATTGCGAATTGAGATGCTGTCCTGCTTGCCCTTGTAGTTTCTGACGTGGCTATAGGGCGGCGACCCCGCGGGGCTGACCTTGGCCCGTCGCTTGGCAAGAGTCTTGAGGGCACGTGCCCGCTTCTTTGGGTCGGCGTCTCGCGTACGCTCGATCATCGCAGTGGTAGGGGCCAGGATCTTGATCGATTTCCGGGCGTGCTGGCGAACGATGGCCCCGTAGCGAGTCAGTGGCTTGATCTGCTCCTTTTCAACCCACTTCAAGAGTTCCTTCTCGTTGTCGAGAAAGAGCCTTTCGTGATTCATTTTCATGGTCAATGCGAGGGGCACTGCGTTGCTCCGCTTCTATTCCGGTGCCTAATTCACTGGCCACTGATCCATCCGAATTGACTGCAGGCCTGCTTGAAATCGCCCCACGTGCCATCGGCCTTGCTCGCCTTCGCGGTCGGTTCTTTGGTCGGGGCCTTGCCTTGTTCCCAGGCGTTGAAGTCCATCGGCTCGAAGGGCTGCTTCCGTTTCTTCGGGTCGCGGTGGCAGTTGGCCAGCAATGCCATCGCGTGGCTCTGCCGTGCCCACCGTTCCGCCAACGCTCCGCCGTGCATCCAGCACAACTCTCGAAAGGTCTTGTCGTACGGGTCGGTCGGAATCACTCCGGCCATTTCCCAGATCAATCGCTCAACGCTTCGCTGATCAGCTGGTCGAACTTCTTGTCGACCGCTCCGCTGTCGAGGTACTCGACCAGCTTGCTCGTCCCCCGCCTGGTCAGTTCCACTTGCTTGGCCAGCGTCCGTTCGATCGTCTCGCTCGCTTCGGGGCGTGTGCTGCGGATAAAATCCGTGATAGCAACACGCAAGCCCTCCTGAGCGGCCCGAATATCCTCCGGCCCCATGTCATCGACCAACGCTTCCACGTTCTCGCCGCGGGCCTCCAGCAACAGGCCGATCGCCTTGCCGACTTTCTCCAGGTCGAACAGCAGCTCGGTGACGGACTTGGTCACGTCGGTGCCCAGCAGGTCCACGATCTTGGCTTCCCGCAATTTGCGGGCGAGGCCGAACGTGATCCGAAACGTGTAATCGCTCATGGTTTGATAATCAGCCCGCCGTGCTGCTCCCTCTGCCTGAACTCATCGATCCACTCCACGAGTGTTTGAATGTCACGCACCTTGTTGCCGACGATCTTGTCGGGCTCGAACTGGTAGGCCCGCACTCCGACCCGGAGCGCTTCCAGTACGCGGAGGCGATCGGCTTGAATCCGTGCGATGGTGTCTGCCGAAACTTGCACTAGACCGTGTACCAATCCGGGGTGACTTCTGCCGACGATTCGACGAACCGCGACACTTTGAGCGAAACGTCGATCATCATCGCTTCGGTCAGGTTTTCTGACCGGCTGAAGTTGAACACGCCGACGCCGGCCCGCAGACCTTGCGATCCGCTGGTCGTAATATCTCCATCCATGAAGGCGTACTGGCGGATCGTCTTGGCAAAGTAGTCCGTTCGCACGCGGGTCATGTCGGCGTCGCTGGTGTCGTACACCATCTGGAAATCGATCGAGCCGTCGGCCAGCACGGGCACACGCTGCACGAAGCCGCCGCCGCCGCGGGTGGTGACGTCGAACTCGCCACGCTCCAGATTGAGGGTGAGGTCTTTGACGTTCTCCACTTCGGCCCAGGTCGGGCTCGCATTGGTCCCCGTGTTGGCGTAAGTCTTGCCGTCGAGGCCGAGTGTAAATCCGGTTGCCATGGGTCAAGCCCTCTATGCTTTTGAACAGGAGTGGACGAAGGAAACGAAGGTTTCCGCGGACTATGCCGACCGGCCCAGGATCGTGATGTTGTGGATGGTGTCACCGCCGGAGGCCGCCAGCTTGAGCAGGTGATTGCTGGTATCGGCGACCGCGTAGGCGGGATCGGTCGGGTTGAACAGGAACAGCACGCCGCCGGGATCGAGCGTGACCGCCGCGTCATCGTCGCCGCCGAAGGGGCTGTTCCAGGCGGCCGTGGTTCCGTCGCCACCGACGATCAGGTTGCCGGCTGAGCCCGATTCGTTCTCGATCAGCAGGGCCACGATCTCGGCGAAGCTGACGGTATTCCCCAGCACGTCGGTCGTGGCGTCGAAGTTGGCCAGGTCAAACAGGTCGAGTGTCACGCTGTTGCCGCTGGTGATCGCCTGGTCGACCTCGAAGTAGAGCCGGTCCGCCTTGTTGGCCGTGGTGCCGCTGCTGAACAGCGAACCGCGGGAGTACCCCTGGCCCACCCGATCCAGGGCCACGGTGCGACCCTGCACGGTCTTCTGCAATTTGGCGAACAAATCCACGTTGATCAGGAATTCGCTGAGTGAAGTAGCCATTAGCTGATTGCCCTTACGGTGGTGAGTTCGGCAGTAAAGGCCGCGACGAACTTGTCGTCGCTGGCATGTTCGATGGAGTACTCGGCAGCCGGGGTGATCTTGCCGCACACCGCCAGCTCGGCGAACGTGCTGCCATCGATCGAGTCGGCGATCGCCTCCGTCAGATCCATCAGGTCGTCGTAGTCGCTGAGCGTGCTGGCGGCGGGGAGCTTTCGCTCGACCACCACATCGATCAGCAGCACCTCATTACTATGCTTGCGCGTGATCCGTTCCCGCCGCCGCGGTGCGGCACAGATCAGGCTGACGTAGATCCCTGTATCGCCGTCCCCCCGATCGCGCACGAAGTAGTACTTCCGCTCGACCGTCAGCGGCACGCCGAAGCTGCCGGTGGCGATCGCGGTGATCATGGCGTCGGCCACGGTGATCAGCGTGCTGCTCATGGCCGGCCCACCTCTTGGCTATGCACACGCAGGATCACGTGCGAGCGATCGCTCCACTCCCAGACCGGATCGTTGCTGCTCAGCCCCACCACCTGGTACACATAGCCGGCGGCATCGGTGATCGTGTCTTTGTGATCCGGGACGATCGGCGTGCTGCCGTCGACCAGGTCCGCCGCGGCGATCAGCCAGTCGCGGCGTTCGACCCGTTCGCTGACACCCTGCTCATCGAGCTGCTCGGTATCCCGTTGCCCTTTGCCGGCGGTGAGGCTGACACTGAGCGACGTGCCTGGCCGCGCGTAAGTGATCGCCACGCCACCGTGTGATTTCACGATGCCGATCAGATCCGCGGCGGCTTGGGCAAATACGTCGGTCATGGGTTCAAGTCGGAGAGGGGACGGGGAAGTCGGACATCTGCGATCTGAGATCACAAATCCGAGATCGCTTAGTTGTCGTCATCCATCGCGATTGCGTAGAACTCGAACACACGCACGTCGCAGGTCGTGTCGTTGCTGGTCTTCTCGGCATGCACCAACAGCTTGAACGGGCCGGTGGCCGCACTGATGTCGAGCGTCTTGCTGGCACCGGTGGTGCCGTCCATCACACGGACGCCGTTGATGTAGACCTTGCAGTTGGTCAGATCGCGGCAGTCAAACACCACGTCGAACGGCGTGTTGTCGACGGCGTCGATCGTGGAGTCGGCGGCGGCGTTCTCGGTTGTGCCGTCGTCGGACTCGACCAGGATCGAAAGGGCAGAGCCGTCAAGGTGAATGAACAGCGATTCGGTGATCGAATCGGCATCGGTCGCATGGGTTGCATTGGCGGGGCCGATGTTGATGTCCAGCGCGGCATCGTCGCCGATGTCGTAAATCGCAAACCGGCCGAAGGCCACGAACGGCACCGTCACCGGGATCGAGGCCTGCGTCAGCAGGTCCGTCTTGCCGGCCTCGGCGGTGGCACTCATGGTGAGCTTGGCCCCGCCAGGGACCACCGTCACGGTCGAGGTGCCGGAGGTCTGGACGTCGATATTGTCGGCGACGCCGTACTGAAGCATGCCGATCGTCGGCTGCGGCAGCACATTGAGATCGACCCAGCCGGTGGTGGCCGTGCTGGTCGCGTCTTTGGTTGCCACGCCCAGATAGAAGTCGGCACCGGCTGCCGCCTTGACCGGAGTGGCCGAACCGGCCGAGCGGTCCCAGTAAATCTTCTGACCTTTGACCCACGAGAGGCCGCTGGCCTTGGTGACTTCGTGCTTCCCTTCGGTCTCCAGCGTGATCTTGTCTCCGCTGGCAGCGGCGTCGAGGCCACGCTTGACAGCGGCCCGGCCGTCAGCCGTGAGGAGCACTTCACCCGAAGCGACGGCCGCCGGGGCGGTGATCGTTGCTTCACATCGCGGGTCACGATAAATCGCTTCAGCAGCCATGGAACAGGTTCCTTATCAGTTGGAAGTTGGTTTGCCGATTCGCCGGCTGTGGTGTTTGGCTTGGTAAGGTTTGGTAGCCGCCGCCGCGTTACTGGGGAGCGGAGAGATCGTCGGAGTCGGCCGAAGCCGCGTCATCCTCCGGCGCAGGATCTTGCTCGGACCCGTCGCCGCCGGTGGTGCAGGCCACGAGCCAGCCCACGCTGACCAGGCTTGCCAGGTCGCCGGCGGGGATCTCCCCCTCGATCACCGTGCGGCCGGCAGTGAACTTCAGCCCCTCGACATTCACGTCGCGCGTGAAGCGATAGCCGGGGGTGCCATCCTTGGCCGGTTGGGCCGGCGTTGTTTTTTTCTTGGTCGCCATGGCGAACGTCTCTCCGTAGCTGCGTTGGGTTTCCGTATGACAAAAAGGGGCGATCGAGTGCCGCCCGATCGGGCGGCACTGCAGGCGGCTTACTGGTCGCGGCGTTGCAGGCCGCGGAAGTCGAGGGCCTTGGCACCGATGTCCATGTTGATGTCCCAGCCCACGCCCCACTGTCCCTTGTCGAGGGTGAAGCTGCGGACTTGCGGAGCCCGGCCGGTGCCACGCAGATAGCCCACCTCAATGGTGTGACCCATCGAGCTGGCGACGTAGTACTTGCTGGCCGAGCCGGAGTAAGTGGTCTCGCTGGCGGGATCAACGACGCCGTTGGCCAGCCGCGAGTCGGAGACCAGCGACATGTTCTCGATCGAGGCCAGCGTGTTCTGCGTGCCGAACTCGGCGTTGTCGCCGCTGGTGCCGTCGCCCACGTTGCGGGTCTCGACCGACTGGATCAACTGGGCGGCCAGGTGTTTGAGATCCGAGGGGACGATCAAGTGGGTCGCCTTCAAATTCAGGTTGACGCCGTTGTCTTGCTGCTTCTCCAGGGCCGCGATCACGGCCTTCAGGGTCAAGGCCGAGAGGGCCGCACTGGAAGCGTCGTTGCTGTGCGAGGTGTGGAACAGGGCCACGCTATCGGCACCCAGGGCCGCGTTGGCCAGCAGGATCGCATACACCAGGTCGGGGCGGAGCCGTGCCGCGGCGAGGCCCATTTCCGGAGCGATGTCGCTGAAGGCATCCATCGAGTCGTTGATGATGTCCTGCTCATCGACCACGAACTGATCGGCGAAGCGGGCGATCTTGTACGATTCGACGCTGTCGCTGCGATCGGTGTGCTTGGCGGTCTTGCCGGCGGGGAGCTTTTTCAGCCCCTTGCCTTTGGCCAGGCGGATGCGGTCGTTGGTCTTGAAGTCGCCCACATCCTTCTCGCTGGTCCAGCCGCGGGTGGTGTCGCCGGTTTCCATGTAGGTGGCGAGCATCGCCGCGTTGATCGACGTGGTGAAGATGTTGGTCAGGCTCGATCCGGAGAAGGCGGCCTCGATGATCTTCTTGCGGCTCCCCTGGCTGGGCACGTACTGGCCGTCGAGCCGGATCGCTTCGCGGCACAGATCCAGCAGGGACATGTCCGAGAAGCGGTGGGCCGCTTCCATGGCCTTCTGCTTTTGCTCGGCATTGATGCCGGCCCGCAGCCACGAGGGCAAATCGAGCGCGTGGGCGGCCTGCCCCTGGAACGAGCGATCCTCGAACGAGACGCCGGCCCGCAGCATCAGGGCTCCCTGCATCGCCTGGATCGTGCCGTCCTTTTCCTTGCCATGCACATGCACGGCCGCGGCCGGAGCCGTTTCGCGGTTGGCCCGCAGCAGGTGCAGCTCGGTCTTGGTGGCGTCCCAGTTTTCTTTGATGGCCTGGGCGACGATCTCATCGGCCTTGTCGCTGGGCCACTCTTTGGCCTTGGCTTCGATCGTGCGGATGCGTTCCCGCTCGGCCACCAGGTCGGCACGGAACTGGGCCTTCAGCTCCTCGGTGTCGAGGGCCTCGGCACCGTCGCCACCCTTGCCCGATGCTTTGAGATCCTTGGGGGCGTTCTTGTCGTCTCCCGTTTTGTCGGTGGTGCCACCGTCGCCGGCGGCCTTCAGCTCGGCGTCGTAAGCGGCCCGCAGCACTTTGTTCTGCTCTTCGCTCAGCGTGTCGATGTCAAAGCCCTTCGCGGCCAGCCATGCTTCGTAACCCATCGGTAGTGCCTTTCGTTGGAATGATGCCGCCAAACGGGCGGAGGTGTTGTCGTCTGCCCCAAGGGCCACAAAGCTCACTTCGCGCAACCGCGACTTGCGAGCCACCAGAACTGGGCCGACGATTGTGCGGCCGTTGACCTTGATCTGCTCCCCTTCGTCGAGGCGGATCATCCGCTCGATCGAGGCGCCGATCGACGCTTGCCACGGGAACCCCGCGGCGGCTGATGCTTCGATTTCCGCCGCGTGGGCGTTGCCGGCCGAGATCTTGCCGGTCAGCTTGATTCGCTTGCCGTCGTTGCTGATCACATCGCTGTGACCCACGATCTGGCTGGTGTTGTGATCGCGCAGGATCGGCCGGCTCTTGGCGGTGATTACCAGCCCGGCCAGGTCCACGACCACGGGCATGCCGAAGCCGACATCCATCGGGCCGCCGGTGTAGCCGGTCATGCTGAACGTGCGCGGTCCCTTGGGCTTGCCGTCGCCATCTTGCTCGGCAGCCTGCAAAGCGAAGTCGCTCGACTCGGTCGCGGTGAGGTACAGCAGCTCGGGCGAGGCGCTGGCCCGCAGTGTGCGCAGCTCGGCGGTGACTTCGATTTCGGTGCCGACTTGTTTGGTTCGCTTAGGCATTGGCCGGTTGCTCCTCTTGTTCCTGGGGCATGGCGGCGAATGGCTCGAACGGGATGTTGTTGTCCCGCATGAACTGGACTTCCTTGGACCGCTGCAATAGCTGCGTCCGCCAGTCTTTGCCCTTCTTCGCGTACAGCTCGGCGAGCGTCGCCGTGTTGTTGGCCAGATCCACCGCGTTGGCGTTGGCCTTCTTGAGTTCGTCGATCGTGCGATCGGTCCCCTGCCACATCCAGTTGCGATTGAAGCGCACACCGGTCATGCGGAGCGATTGCGGCAAATAGCCTTCGATCAGCACCGCCTCTTGAATCCACAGCCGATAAAGGCGATCCAACACCAGGCGTTCGAACTTCTCTTGTTCAACGGCCAGAGCGGTGATGTAGGGAAGGTGATCGAGCTTGCCCGAGGAAAAGTTGTGGCGGCTGCTGTCGCCGGAGATCACGTTGATCGGCACATTCAGGATGCGGCCGATCTCCGCCAGGATCTCCCGCTTGAACATGTCGTACGTGGTGCCAGGGTGCTCGGCCTTGGCCTGGCCGATCTTGCTGCCGGCGGGCAAGCTCATCAGCATGCCGCGGACAATCGGGATCTCGTCAAAGGCGTCGGCCGATTCGGTGTACTCTTGGGCCAGCTCGTTGACAGCTTGCTCCAGGTAGAGCGCGATGTCGGCCGCGGCCTCGGCGGCCTGCACGGTGGCCAGCGTAAAGCGGCGGAGCAAAGCGAACAGCGGCAAGGCGGCGGTCAGCTCGGGAATGCCGCGATGCTGCTCCGGCCGATCGACGTTGAAAATGTGGATCACGCTGGCGGCCAGCTTCACATCGAATTCGCTCTGACTCCCCCAGCTATCGCCGGGATGCGAGCGTTGAATGTGGTACCGGACCGGATAGCCCAGTTCGTCCAGCTCGATCCCATCCACAATGTTTTCCCCAAAGGAATACATGTAGGGAGAGCAGAGTCGGTCGCATTCGCGGTTCACATAGTCGAGCTTGACCGGATGCTCCAGGCGATCGTTGGTGGTGATGAACCCCAGACCTTCACCCGACGAACACTTGCTCATGCGGAGCGTGCGGAGCTTGTCGGCCAGCGTCACCTCGGTGAGCCAATCGCCGAACTCCCGCTCCACGAATTCGTTTTCTTTTTCGAGCGTCTTTCCCTCGGCCGATTCGCACAGTGCCTGCAACCGCGGACCGGTGCCAATGCAATCGTGGGCCAGCGTCTTGACCACGCCGCCGGCGTAACAATTGTTGGCCACCTCATAGCGGCAACGCTCCCGCAGAATGCGGCGCGTGCCCGGATCGTGGGCGGCGTCGGCCGAGAGCGAATCGGTCCACTTCCAATGCTCGCGATTGTCGGCGTTGGTCTGGGCCGCATCGTAGGAGCCCTTCACCAGCTTCTGCAGCGCGACCGTGCGGCCTGGAGCAGTAGCCGCCGGAGCGGACTTGCCGCTTCGCTTCTTCTGCTTCGACTGCTTGTTCTTGGTGCGCTTTGCCACTGGGAACGTGATCCGTTAGACTGCGGAGCCGGGACGGAGCTTGTAGAAAGTGAAGGGGCGTTTGCCCTGATCACTGGCCGTCTGTTGCCGGAGGTAGCGGTCGGCTTCGACCATTTCCTTGAGCGAATGCTGACTGACGGAGTTGCCGTCAATCGTGATTTGCTTGGGCTTGCCGGCCGCCGCTTCGAGTTCGTCGCTGATGTCTGCCATACCCCGATGTTTCGGGCCGGCCTGGTGGAAGTCAGCAGCGCCACGGGACGAAGTTCCTAGATGTAGGAAATGGGCACTAGATGTAGGGAAATCGCACTAGGCGTCTCATGCAAAAGATCCCGGTAACCTTCGGACTGACTTTCAACCCCAGGCTGTGGATCGATTTGGTGCACAGCTTCAATGTGGAACAGATCGGGAACCATCCGCCGCAGACCCTCTTTCTCAAGGCGTTCGACAGCCAGCTCGATCCCGATGGGTTTTATCGGGGATATGTGGAAGTGATGCACATCGACGAACTTCCGTACGGCATGCAATCGCTCGACGTCTATCCCACCAAGAGCTGGAATGTCAGCCTGATCGATCCGATAAACAATTGATCACCGCCCCTTCCGCTTCTTGTACCGATCGCTCATCGAGTATTTGACCGGCCCCTTCGTCGGTCGGTTGGCTCCCTGCTGACTCGGGAGTACTGCGCCGCACATACTGGCGGCAACGGCCGAGCCCACCACGCAGTCGCCCAGGTGGTTGTCGGGCTTGTGCGGGTAATCTTCCCACTCGATCGCCGTGACTCCCTTGCGGGTCACCTCGCCGGCATACTCGCCATTGAGGTGATCGCTGATCATGCGGTGGCCGCTGGGATCTGCCCCGCACAGCTCCAGGCAGCCGGCGTCCCCTTTGGGTGTGGCCAGGCGTTGATGCACAAACGTCTTCCAAAAGTTGGTGTCGTACCGCACGATACGCTGCCCCTGCTCCGGCGGCTTGATCTGCCAGTTGAGCCCACGGCTCTCGCCCGCCTTGCGTTTGCCCTCATTGATTCCGCGGGCACCGGCTTTGATACCGACACCGAAGCTGGGCAGAATGTTGAACGAGGTCCGCCGGCAGAACTCTTTCACCGTCGCGGTGGAGATACCCCAGGCCGCATCGACCAGGCCCCGCTCGACTTGCAGCGATCCTCCCCCTTCGCGATTCCACTGGCTGCCGTACACGATGGTGCTCAGATCCACCAGGCCCTGGAAGATCGAGGCTTCCAGTCCCATGCCCGGGTACTTTTCCTTGAGCGTGGGGCGGGCTTCGCTCAGCAGGAAGTAGTGCCGCTGTTGATCGGGCCAGGCTCCGTAGCTGATGACACAACCATCCATGTCATCGCTCCAGCCGGATACCACCCAGTACAGCAGATCACCTTGCACGTCAAAGTACGAAGTGAGCCGCGTGCAATACGACGGCACGGTCCCGATCGGCAGCCCGTTGATCTTCTTACAGATCGCCTCGGCCGAAACCTTGATCGATTTCTTTTCCTTGACGACCGGCTTGTTCTGGCACTCCGAGGCGAAGACCTCCTCGCCGTCGTCGATCAGAATGTTGTAGGCGTGCTGGATCGCACTGACTTCACCCTCTTCCTCTTCATAGCATTGGTCCCAAGAGACCTGGCAGCCGCGATCCATGTCGGCCCGGTTGGCCACGTAAAAGGCGGTTGCCTTCTTGTGGGCCTTGGCCTGGTCGCCAATCAGGTTGGGGTCGAAGCCGTTGCGCAGATCCTTGTACTGTTGCATCCACAGATCGGCGTGGCGATCGGACCACTGCCGGATCATGGCGATCCGTTCGCCTTGGAAGCTGGGATTGAGCGCCGGATTGAGGAGCTGATCGACGGCGTCGTTGGGCTCGATCACCGTCGCCGCGATAACCACCGCCATCTTCTTGCGATGACCGCCCAGCCGCAGAATGTTTTTCTTGATGATCGACAACCGCTTGTTCACCCCTTGGGTGGTCTTCGCGGAAACGTCGGTCTGCGGATCATCGATGAACACAAAGTCGGGGCGCTGCTGCACACCATCGGGACGCTTGTGTTTGATGCCGCGGCTGGCGGCGATGATGCCGTACGCTCCCAAGATCGCCCCGGCTCCCTGGATCGGCACCAGGTCTTTCTTGCGCCCGCCGTAGAATGACGCCGGCACCTTGAGATAGGGGAGCACGATCTTGTCGGCCGCCCATTCGATGTGCGTCAACTCGGGATCGCCCGCGGCCTTGCTTCCTTCGACCAGGCCGAGCTGGTGGGTCTGACTCTTGCACCGCTGCGACTTTCCTTCCAAGGCCCGGATCGGAATCACGACCTCGGGGAAATCCTCCGCCAGCAGATCGTTGTCCGACAACTCCATCTTGATCGAGTCGATGATCGCCTTGGCCAATGGCTTCGTGCTGGCGATCGCCGGCACGAACTTGCGGTGCCCATACACCGTTGCCCAAATCGTCGTGTTCTCAGCAATCGTGGTTTTGGCGAAACCGCGATAGACCGCTTCCACGAATCGGCCACCTTTCAACACGCATGATTCGATGCGAGAGATCGCCCGCTTGTGGTCATCGCTGAAAGGTGTGAGCCCGGTCGAATCTGGAAAGTAAGTCGTGAGGAATTTGAAAAGATCAAACTCGCATGACTTCCGCCGGCGGCGGTTCTTGATCTTGGGGATCTCTCCGACGTCCGCGACCGATGCAAAATTCTCCCGCGACTTCTGTCGCATCCGCTCGCGATGCTGGTCGGCTGGGCGGTCGTTC